GAAAATTCATTAAAACAAACTTACGTAGACATTAAGAAGTTACGCGCTCATATGAGACTTTATTATTATATAAAACATATAACTACATACTAAATGCACTCTCCCCCGAAGCCGTGATAGCATTAGTCTTTTGCTTCTCACTTTCGACATGAAAAAGCAAGCGATTCAGATTTTGAATCACCGACTTTTGATTTGGGGTTAAATTATTAAAATTTAAACCCTCATTAAAGTCAAAAGCGACTTCTGGTGCCTTATCACATAGCTTGGGGTGCTTTTTGTATATATTGGTGTGCATATTCAAACGATAAAATTTAACCAAACCCAGTTGGGCATCAATTGCAAAGGCCGCACACACTTGACGAAAAGTCATTAACTTTATGTCATTATTAGTATGTGATTCCTTATATACCCTTATTTTATTTACTACTTCAGCTAAGCTGTATTCCTTCACGACCGGCAGGGAAGGATTAAAAGATTCATAACACTTCACCATTGTGGTTGGGTAAATTGTCTCCCCTGAGGTCCCTTCAACTGCTATATTTGCGAAGATGTGGTCAAGGACCAGATCTTTGTTACCTTCTGTCAGCCCATGAAGTACTTGATTCGCCTCGCTCAACTTTGCGATCAGCTCTCTCCTGACTGTTGATCTCAGCTCCTGACGAATCGACATATCTTCCAAAATTGTAATCTTGCTTTAGATATCTTTCAAATTCAGCACTATTTTCAGCACAGCCAGATTTAGACTTAACCATCTTCACCATTGGATCCCCAGAACCCTTGGAGAAAACATTTGGACATGATTCATTTTCAGTGCGAACAGGGGCCATTTCTTTATTTGATGTACCTTCCTGAAGGAAAAGACTGTTTCCTTTGAAAGACAAGGGCCCAACATCATTCCTGTGTAACCTGACATCAGATTTTAGGGTAAACAGACCTTTTCTTTTGTAACTGTCAACAAAAGATTTTACAATGGATGAACTGTCCGAAGGTACCAGTGAAAAGTACCTATCAATGTTGTCCCCTGGCTGCAGACCAAATTCCTTGAGATCAAGATCGTTGATATCTTTGCCATCAATCTTGTAATTCGTCTGATCAGACATAAGTGAACGGCCAATATTTGAATTGAAAGGCCTGTACGTGATACCTATCCTCACAGAAATGGCATAACTCCCTGATTTGAAATTCAAATTTTCAAACAGTAACACGGCGGATAGACACGTGGAAAGACGGGGATCGGATAATTGGACAGAGTAATTCGGTGAACAGACCATTGAAGCGGTTCCATTGTTGAGATCAAAATGGAATGCCTGAAGGAGTGCCTGAGAAGCATTGTCCCATCTGGAGTCGTAAACAAAGGCAACTCCCTTAACACCAGAATCCCTTCGAAATAGTGGATCTATTGAAATGGACAGAGCTCCAAAATGAATATAATTCATATTGGATCCATTTAATAGCTTCAATTGCTCCATTGGAACAATTGGGATAGTCGTGACACGGAAATCTTCTGAAATCGAGGATGGTTCAACTTGATAAACAATTTCATTCCTCTCCAGTAAAATTCCGGCCGACCCTTTGAGCGACTTTGTGTCATTGTATATAAAACTTGAAGGCAACTCCGCAATTGGAGTAGCCCCTGTTGCAATCCTCCCAGAAACCTTTGCTATCCTCTTCATCAGAGCCATCAGATAAGTAATCACAATGAGTGATGTAATCCAAGGACTTGCCCTTTAGAAGATGTCTTTTCTTCACAAAAAACCTTGACAATCTCTGCTGATAATCAGCTTGTTCTTCATCAAGGACCCAATCAAGCCATGAACCTAACTTATAGGCATAGCAGAACTCAAGAAAGTATGAATCGATTACAAGATCAAGCTTGTCCTTTTCAATTGCAATCTTGAGTCTTTCATAAACCAACACAGGTTCCTTGTAAAGGCCAAATTTCGTTAACCTCCAACCACAAAAAAGGGGTTTAACAGTCCTACAGACTTTTGCCTTTAAAGAGAATGACTTGAAGAATGCATTGTACTCATCTGATTCTTTGAGGTCCGCCAAAGCACACATGTCATCACCTGCAAAACAAATGGGTTCATGCCCTGACATCTGATATCTCATGAAAGTGAATGCCATGTTACAAAAGGTGTTGAAGAGAAATGTGCAGAATTCCCCTGTAAATCTCATTATGGCAAAATTTCCCAATTTGCATCCCAATTCGGTCTTCATACGAATATAATCAGAAATCACACACTCCGGGATTCTTATATGTTCCATCAGTTGAACCTCAAATGCAAGTACATTGTGATCCTGGGAAACATCGAATGCCACATAATCTGATTCAATGCAAAAACCTCCTTTACAATATTTCCTTGAGAACTCTGCCAACTTGTCAAAATCTTTTCTCTGATGGATGTAGAAATTTTCAGGGCAATACTTGCTGAAAACTTTTTCCATGTATCTGCACCATGGTGAAAAATGACACAAAATTTCATGTGAAAAGCAGGCCAGAGTCTGTCCAGCCTTTGCCTCGCAGAATCTCTTTTCAAATTTTGTGCATTGCTGTGACTTCATGAAAAGGAACACCCTGTCCCAAGACCAATCTGGATCCGAACGACCTGAGTTGCCTGCTATGGTTCCTTCACTCTTTTTAAGCTTGACTTCCTGAAATTCCCTCTTTGCTTCAGACAATAATTCCGGAAAAGTCTCACTGGGAATGGGGATGAATTTTAGAAAGTTTTTCAATAAAATTTTCCCGGCAGCTGTGGCCCCTCTGAATTTTGTCAGATTTTTTGCGGGGTTTGAAAATCTTAGTCTTTTCTTCACAGCAGCCAAGAAAGTCATCTCATCACATGCTTGATGTACAGGATAAACAGCACTGAAATTCTCACATAGATTTCCATTCAAGACCCTCTTTATTTTGACTCCACAATCTTCAAATTGCATGCTCCAGTCAAAATCCAATTTTTTTAATTCCCTTGATTCCCTTGCTCGGATCTTTTCAAATTCATCATTTCTTGAAGCCAAAGGTAGATGTACCTTGCCAGTTGGTTCGATTATATTCAAGTCTTCGAAAAACATGTCTTCCACCTCTTCCACTGCTTGAAGATCAAGCAAACCTTTGAGCCATGGATCACCAGACATCTTATTTTCCATTTCGATACCTGCACCAACTTGATTCCTGTCATCCATAAAATCCAAGTTAATATCGAGCATCTGCATCATGAATGGTTTTAGGTTGTCCCTCAAGTTGATGTAACGACCCAGCAGTTTCGAACCCAAGTTCGATTTGAAAGTGCCCAGATCTCCTCTGAAGTTCTGGAAGAACCCGAAACCTTTTTTGAATCTCGTCAAAGCAACATATATATGATTATCGGAACACAACCTGGACTCCTCAGACAAGGATATCAAACCATAATCAAAGGTTAACCCTTGGGACTCCCCATATGTGATACATTTGCATTGATTAGAGAAGTACTTCTTTTCCAACTCAGAAGCAACAAGAACCACATCGATCTTTTGATTACATCTCTTTGCATGCAATTTTGCAGACGACAGATCAGAATAGAAGGTCCCATGGCAGTCAATTGGTTCATGCCTGTTTTTATCCCATACATCAAAACGACCGGCGACATTTGCAGGTATGCGATATGATTGATATTGATATTTAACATCCTTGAAAACACTATCAACCATTTTGACTGATCCGAGCAAGTTGCAATCACGCTCATTGAAGTAGTTGGCTTGCAATGGATCACCCACGAGTGTAATGTGCTTGAGATTTATCTCATTGTAATGTGCCAACTTGAGGACAAGTAAATCCAAGTAACCATTCGGGAAAAGAGTCACTTCATCCAATATGATCCACTTATAACCAGCGAGACAACCCTTAATTGCAGACTCAAAAGTCATGGTCTTCAAATGTTTAACTTTGTCTCTCCAGTCTTCCGCAAGAAGAACCCTAGGGCTGATTAGAAGTATCTCATTTGAACCCGAAAACTTCTCATTTAGGAGCCTTTGAATTCCATGGGATTTGCCTGATCCAGCAAAGCCGAATATACCGGATATGTTAATCTTGGCATTCCATAAGGCCGAACCCTTCCAAATATCACTTGAATTAATGTAGTTCTTTGTCACAAACTCTGAGCTCTTTGCATTCGGAATCATCTTCCATCCCTCCTTCAGGCTTGAATTGCAATGCACACCGGTTGAACCATCCAGAAGTGATTTGAGTAATCTTTGTGCCCTTTTTGGGTCAAGTTTGAAGATTGTCTGATTCAGGAAAACTCCATACACCTCATTCAGATTCTGAATAATCTGTGGATTGGCATCATTTGACATTTCATCCGAAACTTTTCTTGCAAACTCTTTCGGAAAAGATTCAACTCCTTTCCCTTTGTTCATTCTGGAATTTGAATTGGAACGAAAATGTCCATTTGAGAAACTCATCGAAACCTCCGGACCTTCAACACCTGCCCTTATTACTTCAAAACCATTTGTCAAGACCAATCTGATTCCCAGCTTCTCTGCAAATTTATCCACATCAGCCAAAGAAACACCCCAGTTTGCAAGAATGTCCCCGTACAATGTGCCCAATTTGATTGCAAGGTCTTCCACCTTCGTAAAGACTTGTTCAGATACAGCTTGAAGGAAGCACCCAACTTTTGGTAGGAAACGAAGACCATGATGAAAATTTGGTGGTCTTTTTTGAACTCTTAGAGTAAGAGAGATTCTTCCTTCTGAAGTATATTGAACTCGATGTTTCTCCCTCTTTTGTAAACCACTCTTCATTAAGATGAAATCTTTATGATCCAGTTTGCTTGAAACGACGTTTTTGATTTCAAACAAAGCAGTTCCATTAAAGTTCATGGTTAAAATGGGATCATCATCATAACAATCCTCATCGTCAAAGTGCCATCCGACTGAACCATCCTGTTCATACACCTGCATTAGGCAAGAATTGAAATTGACATCAAAATGTTCATTTGCCTTAAAGAAGATTTCTTCCAACCATCCAGGAACCTCAAGTGTTCTGTATAGAACAGAATCATGAAAATATGGAAGTCCATTTGAATGAAAGAAGAAAGCTTTTCTTCCCCGTAAGTTCAGTGGTTTGAGACCCTCGAGAATGGATGCAAAATCCAACTCCAAAGAGAAAGCCCCATCACAGTAAAACTCCTTGTTATTGTTATCAACGAAAGTCCAGGATTCAGGAATGATTTCACCTGATGATTCAATCTGTTCAGGTTCATGTTTGGATTCAACCGAAGGCACTTCACATTCTGAAGGTTCAGCATCATACGTCAGTGACTCATTTAAAAGCTTGACGTTGACGGATTCACTGGATTCATCTGCAGATAAAATGGGTACATCAGATTTTTCCCCATTTTCAGCGATCACCTTATCAAGGGTATTTAGTGACGTACTCAGATCTGTCATTTCAGAGTGGCCAAGAAAGGTTCCCCTTGAGCTTGCAAATAGAATAGGATCAAAGAAGCCTTCAGAGTAATGGAACGCTTTGTCTTTGATTGAATCCAACACTGATTCTCTCAGAAAATAACCATCAATTTCTTGATCTTCCGATAGAAATTGATAAAAAGGAAGGTCATCATATGTGAATTTCAATTTTTCTGGTTCAGAACATTCGAGCAAAAGAGGAGCAGAGAAAAATTCATCACGTAGAACTGTGTAACTGCTCCTGCTTGCTCTAAGCAAGACCTTGACTCCTCTATTTCTCCATCCGATGCAATTTTCATCCATTGAAAAAATACATACCGCTGCTTGTTGGTATGATGTTGGGACAACGGAATAACCCTGACTTTCCCTCCCCATCTCAATCATTTTGACGAGTGGATCTCTAATCATCTTTTTCTCAGAACCAAACCAGAAGTCATCAATGAAATCGGGTAAATCCTCCTCAGGCTCAAATGCATAATCTACGTCATCAGAACAATTGAATGAGAATGACAAAGGTTTGATTGACATCAAGTACCTGTCGAAGTCATCTATCAAATGGTATCTTTCAAAATTTTTCTTAAAAGGACAAAGATCGACCATCCAATCTCTTAGAATTGTCCTGATGCCAACATTTGACCATTTGGACACACCATGTGTTATTCTTTCAGCAAGATCCCTAATAACCCACATCTCATTTGTATCCACATCTTCATTTGAAAGTTGCCTCAACTTAGCGACTGCGGAGTTTACATCGGGCTTCTTCAAAGACATGAGATAGATCAAAATTTTCTTAAAGTGAGTAAGACTGACGCCTTCAATAGACACTCTGACTTTTCCTCTGAAAAGCGAACCTACATCTAAAACATCATAGGGACCAAATGCCCTATGTGACTGGAGGATCTCCGACTCATATTTACTTATCTGAAAAAAGTGGTGGGAACCGACAGAACGGTGGAGACTTACAGAATAATGCCCCTTTGAAGTCTTTATTAGATTGGTCTTGAACAAATATGAGGACTCAAGGGTCTGGACGTAAGCTTCTGACATGACCCCATCAGGATAATAAAACAACTTTCCATTTCTACACTCAAACTCATACAAAAATTTTAAAACTGAAGATTTGAAACCACCCAAAATCTCAATTGGAAAGACGACTGTGGCCATGATATTCCGAGGACGATGAACCTCAAGAAATGAGATAAGTTGAGCTTTAGACCAATGATGAATTTCATCGTGTATAAAAATGTCAAGACCTGTTTTTCTCTTTTCAATTCTCTCGGGAGATACATCCATCCCATACCTCATTTTATCCTTGACTTCAACGAGACGATTCAGATGATTCAACTGAACGTTGTCTACGAGATTTTTGAGTCTGGTCACCTTAGCCTTCTTGATTGAAAAGAGGAACAACTCCCTAATACCTGAATGCGAAATGAAAGATGGCAAAAAGGAAAAAAGGAAATAATTTTCTAGGGTTTTACAAGCAGGATGACTATGTGCTTTAAAGGAAAAAGGAGAAAGTTCTATCCCATTAGAAATAAAGAATTTCTTTTGGATTTCCTTGAGATTATAAGAGAAGAAAAGAGAATTTGAACCAATCTCAGTATTTTCAATATACCTCTGTGATGGCGCATATATTCTGGCCTGCTCCTCTGAGGTAAATTTCGAAATCAACTCTTCTGTTGGGGTCCTGTAGAAGAAGGTCATTTTAATTTTCGGATAAGACTAAGTCACGATTGAATTTGCTAGATTCAACCTTACGTGTTTTAAAGCACTACACGGGATCAATTGATCACTTTACCAACTTTATC